TCGCCACCTAAATCTGAAAGTGGAGGAGGGTCAGCGGCAGGAAACCCTGGAATATAAGTTATACGGTCTAAATAAGATTGGGAAGCTCCTAGAATATATTTTGTTTTATCTCCTAACCTATGAAAAATACTATCTACATCCGAAGAAAGAACTATTCCACTAAAACCAGCATCTGAAGTATTGGAGGCAACCACATTAGTTGATGTACCATCTTTGTCTTGATACCATGTAATCGTACCTGATGGAGTAGTAGATTCATAAGTATCATAATAATTTATCTTCAAAATACGATTTAAACTGAAGTCATAGCTAGAGTACAAACTTTTATTATAATAATTGGGTTCGTTTATTTTTCCATATGAATCATATAAGGCATTTATATTTACACTAGTATTTCCATTAAATGGACTTATTGAATATTGGTCATTATAACTTTGTCTTAAAACTAATTCCCATTGACCAAATGGTGACTTTTCAGTAAACCCTTCTTTTGTAAAATATTCAATAAAGGGTAATACTAAGAAACATATAAATACTATAATTAATAATGTTTTTAATTTATTTTTCATATTATAAATATACATTATTTTTTTTTTAATATTTTAATTTGAGATTCCAATATTTTTTCTAATATTAAATTTTGTTGATAAACCATTTGTTTAAGTTCCAATAATTCAGAAGACATAATAGGTTGATTTATTGGAGCAGGTTGATTCGTCAGAGGTGAAGGTTGATTCATTGGAGGATGAGACATGACAGGCTCGTCATTTGAATACATAACGGGTTCTTTTTTTGGAGTCATCATAGGTTCTTCATTTTGTCTTTCTTTTTGTTTTTCAGCAATAAGTTTATCTATGTCTTTCAAAGGTTCTTCTTCTACATTATCACTAAAATCTATAATAGGTCTTTTTTCACTTGGTATTAAGTCTTTATAAGTTACTTCCTTTATTTTTACTCGTAAAATAGAAATAATCTCATTAATATCTTTAGTTTCTTCTATAGTTTTTTCAAAAAGTTCTTGTATTCTGGGAAGTTCGTCTTCTCTGCATTGATCAAAAACATTTTGCTTTAAACATTCATTCCATACTTGTGCCTTATATTCCATTATAATAGGTCATAGTTTATACCATTATATCATTTTATTATAAAATATATTTCGATAAGCATTCATTTTATGGTCACTGATTCGATGAGTCAAAAAATATTGTACTTTATGTTTTTGTTCTAATAATTGTACAATAGTATATAAACAATACATACCACATTCTCCATCTTCATATTGATGCCTCATTTTATTTGTATATACTTTCATATCTATATTTAATTCATGACATTCATTAACAATACGTTTGGTTAATTTATAAATTTGTTTTGGCATTTGTAAACCATTGGAGTCTAAATATAATATATATTTATTCTCTAAATTAATAAACATACATACCCAATGAGAACCACTTTTATCGTGGGTATCCAAATTAAAAATTATTCCTATATATTTTTTTTGTTGTCTCAATTGTCCTTTTATACTTAAATTACAAATCTCAGGCCATATACATCTTGAACCATATTTCTCATCAAAGTCAATTGGTGTTGGACCTAAAAATCTGAACTGAGGATAGGTATCCTCATATTGTTTCATTACTTTAACAATATCTACGCTACTTAACCATTCAGATTTATTACTATTCCACGATGAAGGACTAATTGGTGCAAATAAATTCATTTTCATATCAAGTGTATTGTCTACCAAACATTTTTGATGACTGCAAACGGATAAATAACGACGAAGTGTATTTATAATGTTTTTTTTTTTTTCGGGTTTTGATTAATTTATGAGGATTTTTTTGATTCCAATTGTCTCTCATATTCATTACTATATCTTCATTCAAACATAAATCATATTTTTTATATTTTGGATGACATTTCAAAAGTTTAAAAGTCCTTTTTTTCATATATTATATTTTTATTTTTTAATAAGTCCAAAATAGTTTTTTCTTTAGTTACCATTATCTTTTTGTATTCTTGAATAAACTCATATGATACATCTATAGTTACTGGTTCTTTTTCGTGAAGTTGACCTTCTATAGATACAAGTTGACCTATAAACTCTGAAAATATTTCTTTATAAAAAGAATAATGTGGGTATAGATGTTCAGCATCTTCTTTCATCATATTTTGAACTATATCTAGAATAATGTCTCGGTGTTCTATAAAATTGTATTCTTTTTTCATAGGTTTATGTTTTCGTGAAAAATAATCATGATACATACAATACAAAAGTTTATTCCTTTTTCAAATAATAACGAGTAGAATTATGAAATATATTGGGGTCTAATGTTTTACAAAGACGACTATGAGATGAAGTAAATGATGTATATTGCTTTTCATAATTCATAGGATGGTTATATAAATCACTATTTATGTTCGGGACATATTGAGCTTGAGAATTGCGTTGGAGTGCCATATATTGATTTCTTAAATAACTTTCTAGATCTACCTTTTCTAAACCTTCCTCTGTTGGTCCGCGATATCCTGGATTGAATCCAGATTTAGGATATTTTAATAAAGGAACATTGGACGATACTTTTGGTTCAAATACTTGAAAATCAGTATATTTTGTTGGTTGTGGTCGAAGATCAAAATTAGGTTTCAATGGTTTGTCAGGTATATTTCGGTAATTAATCATTATTATATAAAGATATAAATAAATAAAGAATATTTATTATGTGTTGTATTTTTGCTTATTTTAATGATACTATCGAAGAAGGACAAATTGATTTTATTTGTTTTTTTACTAATAAATGTTCAAACAATTGAAAAATATGAGATCTAAAATATTCATTTTACTCTATACTATGATATTTTCTACAATATTAACTATATAAATAAATTGTTGGAAATAACAAATGGTTTCATCCAAGTCAAAAATAATATGTTTATTCATATTTTTATTATCGAATAGTTATTTGTCTTGTATATAATCTAAAATTCGTATCATCAATAATTCTTGATCGTAGAACTTTTGAAATAAAATAATTTTGTCCATTTTTATAGTAAATATATTATTTTTATAACTTTTACATAATAAATATACTTGGTTGTTTATATATTCTATATTTGTAAGTATAGCACCATTATATAATTTCATATTATTTAGTTTAGTTAAATTAAACCATCTAATATGGTGACCCAATGACAATTCGTCCAATTCATCAACGAATCTATAGTTTTTCAATAATTTATGATAATGTTTCAACTCATTTCGTTCAAATCCCATTTTTTGTAGTATATTGTTTTTAGCGTCTTTTATAATCGACGAATTTAAATAGGTTAATTTTTTTTCATCCATTTCATTGAGCATATGTTGTATTTCATCATTCATATAATTTAACTAGTCATTATTTTAAGTTAAAACGTAGATAACCCAAGTGCTTCATTTGCAGCCATAGGTCCTTGGTCTATCATAGGTTCATTTCTTCTGTACATTTTTCCAGTAGTTTCTTCCTTGGTATTTTGCGGATAAGGTTGATTCACAGGTTCGGGATTAGGAAGTGGTATACTGGGTGGTGTATATATTTCTTCTTCTTCTTCTGTGTTCACATCTTGCATATATTCCTTTTCTAAACCTAAATAAATCATAACTCTCTTAAGAAGTAAATTCACTTTTTTGCTGACATTTGTCTCTAGAGTAAATAAAACAAATAAGAAAGGGATTATAAAATGAAATACATTCATAGTACTATAATTTTCTTTACTGTATGTAGGTATGAACATAATAAAACGATGAATAAACCAAAAAAAGACAATTAATACTACTAATTGTATTAGAACTTCTACCAATATTTCTATATTACCTTTATAAGGGTCAAAGGACGGTAAATAAAGTTTCATCCAATAGACTAAAAGAATAATAGGAACGAACGCTAATCCTATGTATTGGACGATATTCATAATTTCCATTTTATCTTTTTGAGACAACGAAAACATATAACTAAAAAATGATTCGTTATTTCCACCTATCATATTTTTTTCTTGTAGAAATTCTTCTTGTTCACAACTTTCCATCTTACTTTATAAAAAGAAATTAAAAATAAAGATAGTATAATTACAATGCTTTCTACCATAATGAATGAAACTTATGATCACGAAGAAAAGCAATATTTAGCAATAGTGAAGGAAATATGTTTGACTGGACATAAAATAGAAGGGCGTAATGGATTCACTTATTCTAAACATGGTGCTTGTATGTCTTTTAGTTTAGAAAATAATACTTTACCTATATTAACTACTAAAAAAGTAGCACTAAAAACTTGTCTGAAAGAACTCTTTTGGTTTTTGTCAGGCTCTACTAATAATGATATATTAAACAAACAAAACGTTCATATTTGGGATCCACATGCCGAAACCTCCAACGATTTAGGACCCATCTATGGACATCAATGGAGACACTTTAATGCTCCTTATGTGGATTGTGAAAGTGATTATACAAATCAAGGCATAGACCAAATACAATATATTATTGATAGTTTGAATGACCCTGAAAAAAGATATTCACGTAGATTAGTGGTGTCTTCGTGGAATCCTTGTCAATTACATCAAATGTCATTACCACCATGTCACATTTTAATGCAATTTCATGTAGTAGAAAATAAACTTTCTTGTTCACTATATCAACGAAGTGGTGATTTAGGTTTAGGCGTTCCTTTCAATATATTATCTTATAGTGCATTGACTCATTTGATCGCACACCATTGTCATTTAGAAGCAAGTGAATTTATTTATCATATTGGAAATGCCCATGTATATGATGATCATTTAGACGCTTTATTAGTACAAGTTGAAAAAGAACCTTATGAATTTGCTAAAGTAGCCATTAATAATCGTTATGATAACATTTCAGATTATAGTCTAAATGATTTTGAGATTACAAATTATAAGTCACACAACTCGGTATCCTTAAAAATGCGTAAATAAATTAATTCTATTATAAATTATTCTTGTATATGAGTGGTACCGCAGCTTTAGCCGCAGCCCGAAGACGACGTGCTGGTGGAGTAAATACAAATGCAAATGTACCTATTACAAGGGCAGATATACCACAACCACAACCACAAAAAGTATCTATTAACCCATTACAAATATTACAAACACATGATAAACAATTAACCGTTTTGACAAAAAATGTTGAAACTCTTCAAGAAAAACATACCACAAGCGAAGACGTACTATTTTACAAAGAAAAATACAATAATTTATTGTCCGAAATGACTGAAATGAAAACCAATTTTGTAAAAATGCAAACCTTTTGTATGGAAACCAATATGAAAGTAGAATCTATGAATACAAGACTAACGGAATTATTAAACTCAAAAGTAAATGAATAAATATATTATTTTATACATCGCTATAAAATGATATAAATACTTATATGAATAAAGTATATGTTAATCAAACTCTGTTTGGTAGTATGGTTAGTATTTACTTATTTGCATATTATCATCCATTTTACAATCACAAAACAAAATACCATATATAGATTGAATGACCCAGTGACGAAGGACATTGTACATCACGAAGTTATGAATAAAATACCATTTTATTTTAGGTGGTCTTTAGACCATTATGAAGTATTTGAACCTAGTGTAAAATATTTTCAGAAACAAAAAAGCATTCATTTCAAAAAATACATCAAATTACATCGTAATTTAGAATGTAGAAATTTTTATAAGGTTGTCAAAGGAAATCCATGGTTTATTTGTATTCATCCAAAATACAAATCAATGTTCAAACATAAAGACCATAACTTTGAACACAACAAAAAAGTAGTCAAACAAATCAAGGCTAATTCATCTTTTATTTCAGTTGTATTAAGTAAAGATGATGTATTATTTTTACCCAATTATTGGTTGTTATTTGTTGTAGCCAAAGAAGAATCGAATATTGAAAAAATACAATATTCAACTATTTTAAATCAACCATGTTTTAAGTTAAAACACTATATATAATTTATAGTCTTTCACTATGAACGAACGGACTCCGTTTTATATAATTACTACTATTTTTTTATTTATTACCATTGTTCTTAGTTTAGTTAGTACCTTTCATTTGAATCGAAATGGCTCAGATTTTTTTCCAAACACAGGAATCTACAAAGGAAAACCTATACATGATAATAGTTTTATGGATAAGTTATGTTGGTATTTTTCACAACTCACACACCATACTCTATTTTTTTTATTTAGTTATTTTTCTATGGCTTTGTTCAATTACAAGTCGGTTAAATTTTTCAAAATGATAGGTCCACTTTCCCTAACTATAAGTGTTTTGTATTTTTATTTTTTATATCCGAGACAAAAGTTAAAAATTCATCAGTTGTCTTTTTATAGTTTTTTTTCACATTTCATGATTATATTTTTAGTCTTTTGTGAGTTTATGTATATAGATAAATATGAATTTCATGAAACCACCAATTGTTTTATTTTTATCATAACCTCTATTTTATGTATTCTTATCAACTACTATTTAAGAGGTGTCTGGAGTTATGATTTGGTTCATTTAGATAGTTTAGGTGGATGGAAACTCATTTGTGAAACCACCCTTATTATGTATATGTTCAGTGTAATGTTTTATTTGTTCAAATATAAAAATACACCCTATTATGGAATGAATACAATAAATATGATGAAATCTGCATATCCGTTGTATGGACTTATAAACATAGTATATGTATTACTCATTATTAATTATGATAACTAATTATGATAAGTAATTATATATGTCGGATTGGATACAAATTAGAAAGGCACGTACTTTATTGAAAGGATGTCCTGGGCACAAGGAATACAAGGACCTCCCATATACCAAGGTAATATAGCTATGGTCGATGCCATTTATGGAAACGATGAAACTGCTTCTGTAAGCGGATCACCATATAAAACAATTGAACGTGCCCTGCAAAATGTTTCTTATGGACAAACCATCTATATATTACCTGGTACCTATACATTAACCAATAGTATTCAATTACCAGATGGTATTTCTATACATGGGTTGAGTTCGCAAACCACCATTATAGAAAGAAATGTGGATACATCCACAACAATGATTTATATGGGTGAATATTGTCTTTTAGAAGGATTAACCTTACGTTTGAATTGTAGTGGAAACAGCGATAATGTACTTTTAAGAGGAATTGTTTTTCATGGAACGTCATCACAAACTTCCAAAATAAGAACAACCTATATTTATGTAAACAATCAAACAATGACTTTAAGTTCGAATGTATTTGGAATTGAATTTTTAGGAATAACTGATTTAAATGGATTTTCAAGAAATAGTGTAAAAAATTCTATGATTCATATATATTCAAATGGAAATGGATTGAAACGAGGGATATTGGTATCAGGTACAAATCGTGTCTCCATAAAGGACTCTAATATTTATGTTTATGAACCCACTTCTAATGACTCACTTGGTTCATATGTAGGAGTAGAAACCAACGATAGTTCTAACATAGGTACTATTGAATTAAGAAATTCTACTATAGGTGTAGTTTTGCCTATTGATGCTTCATACAATGCTTCGGATATTTTACAAACCAAACCGGAGAATATATTAGTTCCAACCTATTTGATTAACTCTGGTATTCAAATAGGTCCGGGTACCGACTTGTTAAGTAAATCTGCTGGTGGGAAAGGGTTTTCTACTTATGTTTACCCCACTATTATTTATTATGGATTAAAAGGGAACACGAACTCCAATAAAATAGGATATTTGTGGCCTGGAACTCAAATATTTAGTAGTAATTTTCCTGATGATGACGGAATTAATAACGATAACTTACCTGCATATTTTCGTGTTCAACAACCATCCCTTATTTCAGGTTTGTCTTGTTCTACAAGTAGTACGGATGATATAGGCTTTGTACTAATATTTACTATTAAAGTAACTCCTTTCAATAGTTCGATCGTAGATACTTCTTTTTCAGTTACATTGACAGATTCTCAGTTGGATTCGACCTTTTATAATAGTTCGTTTCGTTGTGATACTGGTGACCGAATACATCTATATTTGGATTTTAGTGGAAATACACATACACACGATATAACAGCCCAAATTGATTTATTTTAAGTAATCACATGATTTTACACTAAACCAAAATAATAATATATTAAACTCTTTACCATATTGTATCTTTTGATATTTATAATAATCATATACACCAACTATACATACAATTCCAATAAAAATTGCTATGCTATAAATATATTTTCTATAATATTCATTATCTTTATTGGTGATTACATTACGCTTGTGTAAAAATTAACGTTGACTATTTAGTATATAAATAAATAAATAATAATAATCCTAACACCAAAAGATTCGGGATTAGTTTCATTTTTGATATAATTATAAAGATGAAATATAACCCAAAAGCATAGATTAATGTATTAAATGTATTACCATTCGACCAATCAACCTTTTCGTGATTTTGTAGTTCACTATAAAACGACCAACCACCGTGTTGCATAATAAAAATAAAAATAAATAAAATCCTATTATATGCTTTACATATATATTGTCTTTCAAAAACATTTCGGTTTGACAAGATAGTAGATGTGTCGCATATTTTCCAGATATCAATACAAAACATAAAACAATAAAATTAGTTTCTGTAAAAGGACTACCATTATAATATAAAGATATAAAATAGTATATACTATGTATCGGTTTTTTGTAAATGAAAAAGTAAGATGTTGTGAAACATATGAACCAGTCGACTTATCTTTTGATTCATCTAAATTATTTCATTTAGATGAATTTTACCTTACAAATAATATATGTAGTATTCAATATTCACCTATTCGAAATCAAAAATATATTGCAGGTATATTGGATATTACCAAAACATATGGACGTAAAAACAATAAATTATTATATTTATGTAGACCAGATGACAAGCGACTACCTTTTTTTTTAGTTACATATGATAAACGACCATCATTTGATAAATCATTACGATATTTATATGTAACCTTTCAATACAAACATTGGGACAAAGAACATCCACATGGTACATTAACACAAATGATTGGTAATGTAGAAGATGTCAATAATATATATGAATATATGCTTTATTGTAAGTCGTTAAATCATCCAATACAACCTTTTACAAAAAGTAC